GAGGGAACAAACCACCATCACCAGTGGACGTTTTGAGTTGCGAATTCAAAACGGCATCACTTCGATGGCAGCATAACCCCTTTGGTCGATTCATCCGACCGAACTTTGAGAGCCCTACCCATCCACTTGGTAGTCAAAGTACTCCGCAACCTCCGAAGAAATTTGGGACTCATTGGCAGACTTGTCGTCTGTCGTTCCGAAAACTTGGAGATCGCTGCTGTACAGTGACATGGGATTTGTCTCTAACTCGTTCGACCGTGCTATTGTTGGACAGTTGTTCGTTTGGGTGCTTTCGATCATGACCATGAGACTATCAGAAAATTCGTAAAATTTCTCTGTGTTCCTAACAGGTCTCACGTCCTTTGGGAGATTAATTGGATATCTTCTTTCAATTGTAAGATCATTATTCTCCCCCGCGTTGATCGCGCGGTATGTTGCTGGTAGAGGCTTTAATTTATAGCCTTCAATTGGAACGGTGTTCGATGGAACCCGTATTCCTGGCGTGTCCTTATAGGGATCCATCATTGTGGACCCGAATGCCATTCTTTCACATACTAAGCCCATGTCCTTATTACTAATGGGGCCCAGATGCCTGTGTCTGCGGTACAGATAAGATGCAAGTGCGATTTGATACGGTGTAACGCTCTTCGGCCGACCAGAAAATCCACAACCTCCCAAAGATCTTGGTAGGTACAGGTTGTAGAATCCATTCGACGTCATTTCTGCAATCTTCTCCTCGTTGTGACGGAAAAAGAAATAAGTCATCATTTCTTTATTATTTGCCGAGTCATAACATTTGTTGTGGTGATCCCAAAGGGGAACCACCTCATTTCCTGAAGACGTTTTGCCTTGTCCTTTTAAAAGACTAAGGTTAAGGAATGGAACCTCTTCACAGTCGATTGTCTCTACTGTGATGATCTCCTTTCGAGACCAAAGTTTTCCTTCTTCTTCGTTGTACAAATTTTCCAACTCAACTTCTACTTTTTCCACCACTTTCTTATAAGAATTCCTCTTAAATCGGAACATTCTACTGTTCATTGTACAGAATTCTCTAGACACTAGATTTTTCCCAATTGAAAGTGTGAAACCCAGGTGAGGGAGTATTATTTCTTTCCACTCACGGTATCCTCGATCATCGGTGATAAACAATATATCGTCACCGTTTATCTTAACTGCTAGGTTATTTATCAATCTCTTCGCATACACATGACCTCTCTCAGATGAGAGGATGCGTGAAAATCTGTGATTGAGCTTGTTAGCTTTTACAGAAAGCATATAACCTACCATGTTCATTATACATAAGATCGGGAATGATACAACAGAGCCCATCAATTGGCCTTTCCTTTGAAAAACTGGAGCTCTGTCACTATTCTTACCGTAATCAAACAAATGATTACCCAGGTCCCTCAGACATATGTCTGCATACCAGAGCGGCACTTTCATCGCCGCCAACACTCTTTTCAGGATTGCCTGAGACAACCAAGGATTCAATCCATCAGTTGCTCGAGAGAAGTCCCCAGAATTCCAAAACATTTTCTGGTTTAGACTATAATTTTCATTTCCTTTCTTATCCACATCAATGGTAACCGCATCATTATATAAGTTGTTGCCGTCTTCCACCATTGTTTCAAATACTGAGTTGACTTGTTGTGTGTCAATTTCTTGACCGATCAGTTCGAAGGGTTTCAAATTTTTGAGTGCTCCCCACATTGCTTCTTGCAGTGGTTTCGCTAAATATTGAGGAACCGCCTCACCCTTTGTGAGAACACGGACCTTTAACGGTTCAATTACTGTTGCAACCGTTGCCATTAGAGGTCTGACAGTCCTGTCAGGACGCCAGAAATCTCTACGTGTGTAGATGCGATCGTGGTCGATCAGCGAGTCATAATCAAAGTGATATGGTCCAAAAGATACATTATAATCATTTCGTATCTCAGGGTGAAACTTACTCTGGTCCCGTAGGTCCATTTCCGATTCATCTTCTGAGTCGTCAACAATCACACAATCCTCTAGAACCTCATCAACTCCTTCCCAAAAGAGATCATTCTCCTTTTCAATAGCATTCTTTCGTTTGCGATCTACTATGTATGAATAATCAATTTCTCCTCTTTCATCTACTCTAGCCCTCAATAACCCAAAGCCTCCCATATTGGAGGTCTCCACCGGGAATGGCGGGGCATGGATACATTCACTAAACTCGAGTTTACGAGTCTGTACGCACCCAATTCTCCCTACTTCACCATAATCCCACTCCTCTTCATAAACTCCCCCAATCTCCACAACCTTATCCCATTCAAACATCTCTTCTTTCTCTCTGTGATATGTTCTATATATTACATCCTTCGTCTTCTCGTCCTGATGACGTTCAGTCACCAGACCGCTCTCGGGCCTATCATACCATTTAAAGATATGTTCCCGTCTGCGAACCTCGAGATCCAGTGTTTCAACACTGATCCCAAGATTATTTACCGCCTTGAAAAGCTCATGCGGTCGAAGGTCACAGATAAGATCGGTTCGGACTTCTTTCGTCCCCAACCGAGGATGATAAACCATCTTAAAAAGGAAGCTAGTCCACATATCGTAACCAGTTAGGTTCCGAATAATGTCACGGCCTCCACCATCCAAAATGGTATTCTCCTTACTGGCGCGATTGGAACATTCGCCCAGCTTCAAATCTAGTTTATAGTCTTTGTCAAACATAGCGTTGACCAACAAGTCTATACAATCCAGATCGTCTGAATGGATCTCTCTTAATCTCATTTCTTCTTCCTGTGTCGGGTCCTCAAAATTCGTTTCTTTAAAACGTGTTTCATAATCTAAGTCATGTTCTAAACCAGTTATAACAAACGGTTGACTGACATTCTGAGCATGCTGGTCGAGGGCCTTTTCGACAAATGACTTTGGAACGACACAACAACCTCTTTTAGCTTGATTCCAAGCTTCCAGAAATTGGAGGTTTTTCCCAGCCGACCCCTTACCCATTGTACGGCAATCTATCGCCCTTCTCAATCTTCCTTCAAAAAAATAGGGACTCCCTGTATAAACACTAGGTTTTACCGGCAAGTCCTGTACTCCTTTAACACAGAATCGAGAGTGAGCCAACGGATATGCGCAAATGAATTTAGCAATACTCACAAAGTCTACAACAGAATACACAAGAGCCTTCTCCCAAGGAGCAATTAAGTCCTGGAGTGTAAACACACTGAAAAAAGGTTTTGTACTCTTGTTCATCGAACTAGAGTCGATCATGACTTCGAGTAACGATAAGGTGAGACCTGACAAGTGTTCTATTATACTTGCACTAAATTCCTCTTCACTCGTCCTTGACAGAGTAAAGAGTTCCAAACGTGACAATTGAAGATCTATTGCCAATTGTTTCCACTTCTTCCGACTCATATCCACTACCAGTACTTCGCCATCCGATTCCGATCCAAAAGAGACGCACTGTCTCCCCTTCACTTTCACAGATTTTGTGACCCGCAGTTTCACGAACCTTAGTGATGCTTGAAAGTTTTCTCCTATGAACATGGAGATTAGTTCAGCATCCACTGGTGGAACTGTCCAAATACCTTCCCCTGGAAGGCACTTGTTAGCCAATGAATCAAACAACCTAAAACAACTCGACAAGTTGTTTTTGGTGGTCATCA